AAGTCACCTCCTTGGCGCCACCATCTACGCTCCCCGCCGCCTGACGGTCGAGAGGGGCGCTCAGGGCTCCACAGCAGCCACTCACCTGATTTCAGCGCCGGTGACGAAGTGGGTGGTACCGGATCTGGTACGACAGCTTGCCCGAGCTGAAGCGATTACTTCGCTGGAGCAGGAATTCTCTGCCTACGGTGTCCGCGTCTACTCCGATGAGGCCGAACGCGACAGCTCTGGTACCGAAGTGGTGTCGGGTCGCGGCCTGTCCGACCTCCGCAAGTCGTGTGCTCGCGCCTACAAGCGGAAGTTCCGGAAGGCGGCGGTATGAGTATCGGCGCTCAGGACATTTTCGACCGGCTAGCCTCTCACGCGATGGCGTCGGGTTTGTTCGACCGGGTGAATCAGCATGAGCCGAAGAATAAGCCGGGCCGGGGCCTGACGGCCGCCATGTGGGTCGACAAGCTGGAACCGGCACAGCGTCGTTCCGGTCTGGCGCAAACCACCGCACGGGTCACTGTCAACGTCCGCATTTACACCAACATGCTCCAGAATCCGCAGGATGCTATCGACCCGAACGTTCTGGACGCCGCCGATCAGATGTTCACGGCCTACTCGGGGGATTTTAACCTGGGTGACGAGAACCGGTGGATTGATCTGCTGGGCGCTACTCAGGGGCATCCGCTGTCAGCTCAGTCGGGTTACATCAACATCGACAACATGACCTACCGGGTCATGACCATCACGGTCCCGGTGATCGTAGAGAACGCCTGGACGCAGAGTCCTTAAGGAGGATGGAACATGGCAAAGCAATCAGGACTCGGCGACCAGCTGTTCGTCGACGGTTATGACATCGGTGCCGACGTGAGCGCGATCGGTAGTCTGTCGACGCCCAGGGAGACGCTTCCGGCGACGGGTATCACGAAGTTCGCGATGGAACGTCTGTTCGGGAAGCGTGACGGTCTCGCCGAGTTCACCACCTACTTCAACGACGCGGCGCTTCAGGAGCACATCGCGCTGAAGGGTCTGCCTCGCACCGACGTCCAGGTGATGTATCTGCGTGGTACGACCCTCGGTAACGAGATGATCGGCCTGGTCGGTAAGCAGATCAACTACGACCCGACGCGCGGCGATGACGGCTCGTTCACTTTCGGTGTCAGTGTCCAGGCGAACGCCTACGGGCTGGACTGGGGGAAGCAGCTCACCGCTGGCAAGCGGACCGACACAGCGGCCACGAACGGCACCGGTGTGGACTTCGGGACGGGTTCGCTGGCATTCGGCTTCCAGGCGTATCTTCAGGTCTTCTCCTTCACCGGCACTTCGGTCACCGTGAAGCTTCAGGAGTCCTCTGACAACGGCGTGGGCGACGCCTGGGCGGATGTGTCCGGTGGGGCTTTCACGGCCGCTACGGGTCGTACCACGCAGCGCATCCAGTCCGTGTCGGACACCTTGACGGTCGAACGCTATCTGCGTGTCGTGACGACCGGCACTTTCTCCAACGCGGTGTTCGCCGTCGGTGTCACCCGTAATCCCGCCCTGAGGGCGATCTAATGGCCAGCCGGGGGCTTCCGCCGCAGGCGTATCAGACTTTCCAGATCCACGCCCCGAAGGAGACGCACACCGTCCCCGCGACATGCGAGGAGGTGGAGTGCGCCCAGTACGCGCACGGCTGGGCGATAAAGGTTGATCTGGGAACCGATCTCGGCCAGAAGCAGGCGTATTACATCAAGTACCATTCCGGCCGGGCGTACAAGGAAGTCGATAACCGCGACGGTCTGGTCACGCTGGAATTCCGCTCCGGTCAGAAGTGCTTTCAGGAGCACCGCCGGAAGCTGGAGAAGGATCCGCTGTTCCGTGTCAAGGGCGGCGACAGTCGGGGTAATCCGCTTCGAGTTCCGATGCGGACCCACAAAAAGCCTGAGTTCTGGGTGGAAGAGTTCGCCGAGAATCAGCAGAAGATCGCCGACGCGGTCAAGGAGGGATGAGTAATGGCCAAGGAAACCGGTCTCGCATGGACCACTCTGTCCGTCGACAACGCTGCTGGTGTTGCGAAGGACATCCGTAACGACATCACGAACTTCGAATTCGCGACTCCGCGCGCGGTCCAGGAGACCACGGGCATCGACAAGTCAGCGTTCGAGCGTCTGCTTCTGCTCGCTGACTTCTCCATCACGCTGAACGGCGTGTTCAACGACGCGACGGACTTCTCGCACGACGTGCTCAAGACGGTCGGTTCCACTTCGGTGACCCGCACCATCTCGATCACCGTGTCGGGTCAGTCTCTGCCCAACGAATGCATCATCACCGACTACGCCCTCACCCGGGGCGATGACGGCGCGTTCACCTGGCAGGCCCCGGCCGTCCTCGCCGACGGCACTGTTCCCACCTGGACCTGATATGGCGTTCTCACTCCGCATCCGAACCGCCACAGAGGGCGCGCTTTTCACGACGCAAGCTCACCGCCTCTTCGAAGACTTCGAGGAGGATCTGGAGGAGGAGGGTGCGGAGTGGGCGCTCGATCACATCCGTGGAACGTTTCACCGCAGCTTCAAGCACCCCACCGGGTATTACGAGTCGCACGTCGAAATCCGCAACACCGCCACCGGCCAAGAGGTCTGGGATGGCGGGTTTGCGGGTCCGGTGTACGGCCCGTGGCTGGAGGGTGTCGGATCGCGTAACAACACGACCCGGTTCAAGGGCTACCATGCCTTCCGTAATGCCGCCGCCGCGCTGGAACGCAGGATCTCCGGTATGGGCGACCGGCTGCTGTACCGCAACGTCATTCCCCGACTTTGAGAGGCACGCCATGGGTTACCGCCGAGTTCCGACGATCTATACCCTCGATTCGATTCCCGAAGAGGACGGTCTCATCGTCCGCATGTCTTCTATCCGTCTGGGCAAGCTGCGCCGCCTGATGGTCCTCACCAGCGACGACAAGGCCGATGACGAGGCCACCGGCCAGATCCTCGACCTGTTCCAGGAGAACCTCGTCTCGTGGAACCTGGAAAGCTTCGAGGACGGCGCCCCGATTCCGACGACCACGGAGGGAATCGAAGACCAGGAGATCGAACTGATCATGCGCATCGTGGGCGCCTGGATGGACGTCATGACCGGGACTGACGGCCCCGGTGACCTGGGAAAAGACTCGACCGATGGCGAGAAGTTCCCGGGGCGACCGCTGACGATGGAAGCACTGTAACCAAGCCTTGGGAGCTGGAGGACGCCGAGCTGGTATTGAGGCTGTGTTCGATGTTTCATTGTCCGCCCAGCGTTCTCGACGAGCAGGACGCAGAAATCATCCGACTCGTCGGGATCGTGACGAGGGGTACCAAACGGGAAGCCGACGGGGCTTCAGAGTAGAGGGAGGGGGTCGTCATGGCACGCGTATCAGTGACGGTCAGCGTCCGGGATCTTACCCGGGGCGAGCTGACTCGGATGCGGCACAATTTCCGCAGTCTTGGCGACGACCTCACCAACGCCGTCGGTAACCGGAGCCGTCAGAATTTTGAGCGGCTGTCGCAGTCGGTGAACGTCGCCAGGCGGGACCTGACCCGTCTGCGCGGCATCATCCCGGAAGCCGAGTTTATTCGTCTGGATGACGCTATCCGGCGGTCTCAGCGGACCATGCAGCGCGGCTTCTCGAACGTCGGTAACCGGGCGTTCAACCGGGTCGCCCAACAGGTCCGGGAAGTCGTGGACGGTTTCCGGGATCTTGATCAGAACAGTCAGATCCGCATCCGTGTGGATCATTCCGCTCTCGACCGGGCCGACGCCCTGCTGGAACGCTGGCGTCGGGACACGAGTCGTCAGGTGACGATCCGGCCGGACGTCGACACCAATCACATGAACCAGCGGATCCGCCGGTGGGCGATGGGCCCGCTGCGCGGTCTGGGCGGTCTCGTCGGCGGCATTCTGTCGGACGGTCTCGGTCAGGGACTTATTGGTGCGTTCCGGTCTCCGTTGTTCGGTACGGCGATCGTCGCTGCCATTGTGGCCGCTCTGGCGTTTGTCGGCGCAGCCCTGGCCGGTGTGCTGGTGCTGGCGATCGGTGGTGCGTTCGTAGGCCTGGGCGCCATGATCGCCGCCCGGTCGAAGGAGGTGACCCGAAACTGGGAAGCCGAGATGAAACGACTGGGTCCGATCTTCAAGGATGCCGCCGAACCGCTCGTCGACGTCCTGCACCGGGCCACTCACATCCTGGGCGACATGGGCGCCGAATTCGCGCCGAAGTTCAAGGAGGCTCTGGAGAAGGCGGCCCCGCACCTCGATAACTTCGTCGACCGGACACGTGACGGTCTTAAGAAGCTGGGTCAGGGTGCCTGGGATTCCCTTCAGGAAGCTTTCCGCGTTTTCCTCGACGCTTTCGGGCCTCAGTGGGAAGACTTCCTCATGGAACTCGGCAAGAGTCTGGGCGCTCTCGCCCGCACGGTGACCGCCCACTCCGAAGAGATGGCGATGGCTTTGCGTGGCGTGCTGGGCGTTATCAACCTGCTCATCGACGTCGTCAACTTCTTCGCGAACGTCTGGGTCATGTCGGTTGGAATCGCCCAGAAGGGTATCCTCGGATTCTTCGTCGTGCTTCAGTTCATCGTCGAACAGATCATGGGTTTGTTCGAGATGATCCTGGCGGGTGCCACCGATGCTTTCTCGTGGGTACCCGGCCTGGGTCCGCAGCTGGAGGAAGCGAAGGCGAAGTTCGGCACATTCCGTGATTCCGTCAACGAGAAGCTGCAAAACATGTCCGACCAGGCACGTCAGTGGGGTGTTGACATGGACAACGCCAACAAAGAACGTGTCCTGCGGGTCGATATCGCTTCGTGGCAGAACCAGCTGGCCCGGGCGAAGGAGGAACTGAAGTCGGTTCCGCCGGAGAAGAAGACCGAGCTCCTCGGCCGGATTAACGACCTTCAGAACAAGATCTCTCAGGCTAACGGCGCGCTGGCCGCCATGCAGAAGGACTACTACGTCCGGATCCACGCCTACAAGGTGGGTGACTGGGCTATCGGCGGTGGCGGGCCTTACGCGCACGGCGGTGTCGTCGGTAATCACCTGGGCCGCGCGGCGACCGGTGGTGCCCGTTCGAACATGACGATCGTCGGCGAGCACGGGCCCGAGCTGGTGAATCTGCCGCCCGGTTCTCATGTCCGTTCGAATCCGGATTCGCGTCGGATGATGGGCCAGCAGAATGGCGGCGGCGGGGCGACTACGCTGATCCTCAAGGCGGACGGTTCCCGGGCATCGAATCTGATCCTGGAATTGCTCCGTGATGCGATCCACGACGCCGGGGGCGACCCCGTTCGAGTTCTCGGAGGATGACGAGATGGCAGTGAAGTTCCGCGCGGTGACCACGGTGACGAACGTCGACGGCGCCGACGCTTCCACGCTGACGATCTCGAAGCCGACGGGTACCGCACCGGGTGATGTCCTGATCTTGGTTACCGGTCAGTACACGGGGGATGCTGGTATGGCCGGTATGACCTCTCAGGGGTTTGTGCTGCTCGACATCCTCGATGAGGGGACTTCGCTCCGTACCCGCGCCTACAAGAAGATCGCCGGGGCGTCGGAGCCTGCCACGTACACCGTGAACTTCGCGGGCTCCACGGGCGCCGTCAACGCCTCTCTGGCCGCCTTCTCCGGCGCCCACGACGTCCTCACGTGGTCGAACACCCTGACAGGTTCGGAAGCAGACGCGGCTTTCGGCTACGACCTGGACGCCGCCCGCGATTCCGTCGCCTACCAGGTATTCACCTGGCGTTCCGACACCGCCAACGCGACCGTCGTGTGGTCGGGTGGTACGGAGAAGTTCGATGTCACCGCGAAGAACAGCGCGTCGATCCGGCGCGGCCAGTCGGGTGTCTACTACGGCCCGGAGGACGTCGCCGACATCGTGCACGCCGGTGGCACTTTCGCGTCGCTGTCGGCGGATCTGTCTCCGGCGGCCTCACCGATCATCGCCGGTGCGATGTGGAACTTCCTGATCGCCGACAAGGTGCCGGAGCCCGAGCAGTGGGACGACACCGACGGTTCGAAGGCCGTAGAGGTGAAGATGGACCGGGTGGAGCTGGACGCCACCGGTTCGATCTCCACGCGGATGGCGCTGGACATCACAACCCTCGTGTCGGCGTTCACGGCCAGCGCCCAGACGGAAGCCGCCTCACAGGCCGCTGACGGTCTCGCCAGCACCAACTGGAGGGATAGCGCCACCGCAGCCCCCCAGTTCCTTACGTACGACTTCGGGGCCTCGTACAGCCCGAAGGCGAAGAGGTACCGCATCCAGTCGGCGGCGTCCGGTTCGGTGGGTTCCACCGCCATGGACCCGATGGACTGGACGGTGGAGGGTTCCGCGAACGGTTCATCCTGGACGGTCCTCGACACCCGCACCAACGAGTCGTTCGGCAACCGGGGTGATGTCCGTGAGTTCCGGATCACCGATCCGGGCGCATACCGGTACTACAAGCTGAACGTTTCGAAGAATTTCTCCTCGGGTTCGACGGTCGGTTCTCAGCTGGCCGAATTCCGGCTGTCGACGGTAGACGTCTGGGAGGACATCACCGAATACGTCAACTACGAGGATAAGATCCGGATCACGCGCGGTCTTCAGGGAACGTCCGGCCGGTCCGACTATTCACGCGCCTACTTCACCGTCGACAACACCGACGGCCGGTTCAGTCTGCGCAACCCCAACGGGGCGTATCACGGGGGCATCAAGCGGAATTCGGAATGCCGGATTTCGAAGGCGTACGGCGATACCGGCCTTCAGATGCAAGGCGCGGTCCAGGTTGCGGGAACCGACATTATCGGTGACTGCTTCCGCACGCCCCTGACCTCGCCGATGCAGATCACCTCCGGGCTCGACCTGCGCATGGAGCTGGAACTGGAGGCCTGGCACGATCTTCAGTCGCTGGCCGCCTGCGGTCCCGACATCGACGACCCCGAGACGGGCTGGGCGTTCACTCTCGACGCTGACGCCAAGCTGCACTTCGGTTTCATCGACACCACCGCCGTTTTCTACGAGGCGGTTTCGACTGTCTCTGTTCCGGAGGTCAACCGGCAGTCTCTGAAGGTCACCTACGACGGTTCCACCGGTGCCACCACTTTCTATACCGCGTCCACCTTCAACGGGACGTGGGTTCAGCTCGGCGAGGTTGTGACGATCGACACGGCGGCCAACAACATCGATTACAACGGCGGCTCGCTGTGCATCGGTCAGACCGGTGCCGGATCCCCTCATGGCCCGCACGGCACGGTCTATCAGTTCGAGCTGCGTGACACCGTCCTCGCCACCACGGTCGCCGACCTGGATTTTACGGCCATCCCGAACGGTTCGAGGTCGTACACCGACAGCGCGGGCCAGCTGTGGATCGCCGTCAACTACGCTGTCGTCTCCAACCGCCGGTACCGGTTCCACGGGGAGATTTCGTCGTGGCCAACGGCCTGGGATCCCACGGGGACCTGGGTGTACGTCCCGATCACCGCATCCGGCGTCCAGAAGCGGCTGGAACGCGGCAGCTCGGTTGGCTCTGTCATGTACCGGCATCACACCCGGGGTATCGTCAGCGACCCGAAGTTCGGGAACACGCATGCCGCGCCCATCGGGTACTGGCCGATGGAAGACCTGAAGGAGTCTTTCCAGTGCGCTTCGGCGATCACCGGGAAGCCGCATCTGGAGATTTACGGCACGCCGCTGTTCGAGGAGTTCGATAACTTCAACGAGTCGTCGCCGCTTCCCGATCTGAACGGCACGAAGTTCGGTGCCCGGGTGACCGGTGCCGGTACCGACTACATCGAAGCCCGGTTCCTGCTCGACACCACCGATACGACTCCGGCCGTGGGCGGTTTCTTTATCACGCTGTGGGGTAACGGAACCTACCCCAAGTTCCAGATTTATCACGACACCACCAACGAGTGGCGATACCAGTTTCTGACGGAAGCCGGATTGGAGTCGGGTACGGCGGCGGTGACGTCGGCGGTTGTCCCGGTGACGGATTCCGACCAGCGGATGCATGTGAAGATCATCATGGAACAGGTGGGCGCCGACATCTCCGTGACCGTCGACGTCCGGAACACCGCCGGAGAAGACCTGGGCGGAAACACCCAGACGTTCTCGTCGCAGACTTTCGGCCGGATCTACCGCGTCCAGATCAACGACGCGCCCGTCGCCCGCCTCACCGAAATCGGAATGGGTCACCTCGCGCTGTACGGATCGGCGACCACCTCACCGGACTGGACTGCCCCCGTCAACGCCCACCACTACGAGACGGCCGCCGATCGGGTCAAGCGGATCGCCGACGAAGAAGGCATTCAGTTCCGGCTGATCGGCGACCGGGGCTCTAGCGCGTTCATGGGATACCAGGCCCCGCAATCCGCTCAGGACATCATGTCGTCGGCGGCTGTTTCGGATTCCGGGTATCTGGTGGATCCCCTGGACGCTTTCGGAGTGGAGTACCGCACGGACCGTTCGATCTTCTCCCGTCCGGCCCGGCTGACGCTGTCGTACACCGGTAACGAACTGTCGAACGAGCTTCTGCCCGTCGACGATGATTCGCACATCGTGAACGACTTCACGGCCACCCGGGGTGAGGCCGGATCGTCCCGGTTTGTACTCACAGAGGGCGAGCTGTCGATCCAGGCGCCGCCGCACGGTGTCGGCCCGTATTCCGCCCAGCAGTCGTACTCCCTCGCCCACGAAGGCCAGTGCGTCGACATCGCGTCGTGGAACGTCCACCAGGGCACTCTCAACGAGGAACGGTATCCGCGTATCGAGGTGGCGTTGGAGAACGCCCGGATCTCTGCCTCGCCGTCGCTGACTCTGGCGATCCTCACCACGGACGTCGGTCAGCGTGTCGACATCACCGACACCCCGGACTTTCTGCCCGCTCAGGACATTCGGCAGATTGTCATCGGATACGAAGAGTGGTTCGACCAGTTCCAGCATCAGGTCAAGTTCAACACGATTTCCGAACGGGCGTTCGAGATCGCCGGATACAACGACGGTTCCCGGTTCGCGACGAATTCCGCCGAGCTGTATCAGGACATTTCCTCTTCGGCGACTTCGATCCTGGTGGAGACCACTTCGGGTCCTCGCTGGTCGACGGATCCGGCGGCGATTCCGATCGACTGGGATGTTGACGGCGAGCTGATGCGGGTGACGGCTGTGGGTCGCCTGATTTCCTCGAATCCGTTCTTCGACGACAACGTGACCGGCTGGTCGGTGGGCACCGGTACGTCGGTGGCCCGGAGTACGGCGTACGTCCACTACTACGATCAGGCGGTCGCGTCGCTGGCTCTGACCCCGAACGGCGTGGGGACGTTCGCTGACGCGGTCAACGCCAACTCGGCGGTGGCTTCGGTGACGGCTCTGGAGCAGTACGAGGCGTCGGCGTGGGTGTACTCCCCGGCCGGTACCGGCTCTGTGTCGGTGGGCGTGTTCTGGAGGACGTCGGGCGGGGTGTTCATCTCGACTTCCGGTGGTACCGATCAGACGATTCCGGCGGGGACGTGGACGCACATCAGCGAGATGTTCCAGGCTCCGGCTACGGCGTCGATTGCCCAGATGCGTGTACGCGTGGGCGGCACTCCGGCGTCGGGCAACATCACCTACTGGTACAGCGCCCGGCTGGTCGAGAAGTCCTACGACGCGGCGGGGACGTTTGATTCGTTCAACCGGGCGAACTCGCTGGTCACTCTCGGTTCGACCGACGACAACCTGGTGCAGGCGTGGACGGAGGTCGGTGGCGGTGACTGGGGCATCCAGACCAACCGGGCGTACACGCCGGTGGCTGGTACTTTCTACGCCGTCGTGAGCGGACACGCCGACTTCGAACTGTTGGAAATGACGATCCCGGTGTGGACGGCCGGATCGGCGTTCATCGTGTTCCGGTTCCTGGACGTCGACAACCGGGCACGCTGGGGCGGAACCTTCGGGGCTGCACCGGACATCGTATGGCGAGTCGGCGGTGTCAACGTCCGGACGGAAACCGCGTCGGGCTACACCCTGGCCGCCGGAGACAAACTGGGTGTCCGCTGCCGTGGTTCGGTCGTGGAAGTCTTCCAGAACGACATCCTGATCCTGACAGCCACCGAATCATCGCTGATCAACGAAACGACCGTGGGAATGCTGTCGACGTCAACGAACCCGCGTATCGACAACTTCACCTACAAGCCGGGAAACTATCCGCAGACCGCCACCGTGGTCCGGGGTGTCAACGGAATCACCGCACACCATCCGGCCGGAACCCCGGTCGAACTGAACCAGCGTCCGTATCGTGGGCTGTGAGGAGGCAAACACATGACGAACAACCTGTCGGCTGGAACCCGGGTGAAGGCTGTCGACTTTCCGCGCGCGCAGCAGGTTTTCATCACAGCGAACATCACCAACGTCACCACGACCACCTACATCCCGGGTTCACCCGAGGTGGCGGTGTGGGTGCAGGCGCCCAGCTCGGGGCGTGTAGCGGTGTCGGTGGGCGCGGGAACCGGCAACAACGGGGCGAACGACGACCGGCTACTGGTGACCTACGAAGTTTTCACCGGCGATCCGGCTGACGGGATCCGGCATCAGGCGGCGGAAGCAAAGCGCGGCCTGTCAAATCCGGGGACTGGTACCGACACCGCCCAGTATCACGGCCACACCACGATGGTCGACGGGCTCACCCCGGGGGAGTACTACTATTTCCGGGTGGTGTACCGAACCGATGACGGCGCGGGGACGGCCGACATTTCCCACCGTCACATTTTCGTCTTCCCGATCTCGTAAGGAGTGTGATCATGCTCGGTGGGAGTGTGTACGGGCTGGACTTCCCGCCCTCGCAGTACGATCAGGACTGGACGGCGATCACCAACGTGACCAGCACGACGTACATCGCGGGAACCCCGGAGGTAGCGGTGTCGGTGACGGCGCCCAGCTCGGGCAGGGTTGCCGTATCGGTGGGCTGCGGTGTACGCGATGATACTGCCGGAGGGGACCGGGCATCCGTTTCGTACCGGATCTTCCAAGACTCGGTCAACGGCGCGCTGTTCGAGGACACCGACGTCGACCGGGGCATTCAATCCTGCGGCATCACCCAGGCTCAGCAGTTTCAGTATCACGGTAACGTCGACATCGTGGAAGGACTCACCCCCGGGAAGTCGTACTACTTTCAGGTGACGCACCTGGCGTTCCTGGGCGCCGGTACGATCGACATCGCGTCCCGCAACATCCTCGTCTTTCCCATCCCGTAAGGAGTCACCGTGGCAGAGATCCAGGCAGGCGGAGAGATCGACGCCCGATGGTGGCCGGAATCGGTTCGCATCGTCGAAAACACCGACCAGGACAACATCACGTCGACGACTTTCATCGCCGGGTCACCGGAATGTTCGGGGACGTTCGTTGCCCCGCTGTCGGGCCGGGTGGCGGTCGCTCTTGCCGGTACTCTCCGGCAGCAGGAAGTCAGCCTCCGGGTTTTCCTGTCGTTCGAGATCCGGCTGGGTACTTCCGCCGGGGCCGTCCACACGGCTGCTGTTGTCCACCGGGGGATCTCCACGACCGGGGATGCCACTTTGTCGAATTACCTCTCTCACGCCAACACGAGTATGGTCGACGGACTCACCCCGAAGGCGACGTATTTCATCCGGACGATGCACTCGACAGCCGGTGGTACCGGTAACGACATCTCGTACCGGCGGGTGTGTGTGATTCCGGTCCCGTAGGGGTATCCTCTGTGTCAGGGATGGGACCTGGTGCCTCGGGTTTCGGGAATGGGTGGCAAGGAAAAAGCCCCCGACCTCACAGCTAGGGCCTGTGGGGGCGGGGGCTTTTTCATGCTCTCAGACGACTCGGACAGTGAACGCAGGGTCAAGGTGGTCGAGGAGCTGGTACACCAGGGCGGCTTTCAGGTCCTGCCGGACGGTCTCCCGGATGTCGGGGTGTTCCCACAGCTCAGCGTCGATCGTCGTCGTGCAGCGCAACTTTCGGCCGTCGACGATGATTTCCGCCCGAATCTCGACGCCGGTGAAGTGGTCGTTGAACATCACTTCCCTTTCATCCGACGTACAGCCTGGTCGTACTTCTCCATGACGATCTCCAGATCGTCCTCGGAGAGCAGCTTGTGGAACTCTTCGCGAAGCTCGTCCCAGATGACTTTCTGCACCAGGTCGATGATCCGATTGGGCCGGGCGTACCCCATCGACCGGAACATCTCACCCAGCTCCTCCCGGTCACCGTCCACCGAGTACCTCCCGGATGAACTCTTCCATCTGGGCGGGAATCAGGTCCTGGGCGAGGTCGACGTCCAGCTGAGACTGGTCT